CACCATGGGCGGGCGCACCATAGGCGGCCTATAGCCAGAGTCCAGGCCCCCAGTGAACATACTGGGGTTATCCCTCATGTAGTCGATGCCGGTGTAGTCCCGATTGAAGGCTGGATTCGGGTCAGCAGGCGACGACTTCGTGCCCCCAAAAGCGGCCACGGTGCCGTAAGTCAGCGCAGCCGCCGGGCCATACTGGCGCAGGAGACTGACGTCGCTGGGCAGGCCCGGGCGGCTCGGCGAGATGTTCTCGCTGTAGAAGTCCTTGGCGTCTTGGGCCATGCGATCAAAAAAGCCCGGAGCATTTGTCGGAACAGGTGCCGATGCACTTGGAGCCGGTGCTCCCGGGGTCGCAGCGCTCGGAGCCGCTGCACTTGGCGCCGTTGCCCCCGGGGCCGCAGGCGCGGTACCCGCTGGCGCAACGCCAGGTCCAGCGGTAGGATTAAATTCCAGCGGCGTCTGGGTGAACGTGCTCATTGGACTGGAGGTTGGCATCGAATAAGACCTGGCACCGCCGCCCATGTCGTAACTGTACTGGCCTGTGATCCTGCCAGGGTACGTCTCCTGCAGGCGTGCGAGGCGACCAATATCGCCTTGTTGCGCTGCCTGCTGCGCCATGACTTGAGGGTAGTCAGCTATCCCGCCAGGGACATCAGGTATGAACCTGGCCGCCTGAGCAGTGCCGCCATAGTTCAGCGACTCCACCGGAGACATGAGGTCTGCAGCGGTCCCGATAGGACCTGGAGCACCTGGTTGAGCGGCGTTTTGCGCCGCGATCTCGCCGCTCCTGAAGCCCTCTTGAGCTCTTTGGCGTATGTCTTCCGCGGTCACGCGACCTTCGTCCAACAGGCCAGTGTTGTTTCGCACGCCGGCCATAGCTGCTGCGGAAGCGCCGGACATCAGGCCCATGCGCAAGGCATCCTTTGTGCTCATGCCGCCAAGTTTGCCCACGCCAGCGCCAATGACGCCGGTAGCCAGCCCGGTATTCAAGGCAGAACCCGCAACGCCCGGCAGGTAATTGCCGACTGCCGCCATGGGGTTGGTGCCCATGACCGTCCCGCCACCACCGATGTAGCCCATGGCGCCGGAGATCAGAGCGTCCTTCATTGAGCCGCCGCCAAGGAGTGTGGCCCCCGCGCTGCCCAGGGCCGCCGCTCCGGCGGTAGTACTGGCCAGGCCAATGCCTGCTGGCCCGAGGACCGTGGCCAATGCAACGGTCAGCAGGATTCGACCGACGGGGGACTTGGCGACCTTCTTGACGACGTTGACAACCGACTTGACAACGCCCTTGATTGCCTTGGCAACCTTCTTCAAGAAGAACTCAGGCATGCCCGTGTTCGGGTTGATCGTGCCTGCACCACCACGGCTCTTCAGAAGCTGCGCCTCCTCTGGGGTGATGTGCGCCAGCATGCTATCGCCACGGCGCCCCTGAGAGGCCAGATACGAGGCAACATCGGCCAGGCCGCCTTGGGCCATGGGCATCGCTCCCATGCCCTCCATCGGAGGCTCCTCCATCATGGGGGCTTGCGCCCCCTGGATAGAGGTCATCTTCAACTCGTTGAGCACCGTCAGGACAGCGCCGAGGAACTCGGGGTCGTACTCTTCAGGGATGTCTTCGGGGTCGACAACGTCGTCGCGGATGAGCTCCTCGCGCATCTGCTTGTAACGGTCAGGGCGTTGGGAGAGCTGCTCAAACACCTCGATGAGCTGCTCAAGCTCTGACGGGGTAAGCTCCAGCTCCTGCATGTTCTCACGCAGGGCCTGGCGGAGCATGTCCTGCTCCTCCGGCCGGGCCATCCCAAGGGCGGTTTGCGCAGCGTCGTACGCGTCAAAACTGGTCACCGCAGGCATCTCAGATGCCTGGTCGTCCCGCATGCCTGCCCCTTGGGGCAGCGCCATGATGCCTTCATTCGCCATAGTTGTCCTTTCCGAGTGTGGCCAGTGGCCCTGCATGGGGCCGCGCGCCTGGAAAGGACGCGAGATTTGACCCAATTATCCGATATAGCTGGCCCGGTTGTCTACGGGTCATAGCCGGTCGATTTCGAGGTATGACAGGTAAAAATGCACCCCCGCTATGCTGGAAGTGACCTGCAACTTGTCCCCCGCCTCCATGACACAAGGAATGCCGTTGAAGACGTCAAAGGTCGTGTTGACGGTCAGACTGCGATCCTTTTGCAGGTAGTAGGTGGTGCCGGTACCCACGTGGGTGACAGTGATTGAAGCGACGCCCGAACCAGCATTGGTGACCCGCAGGGAGCGGACAACCGCCGCGTTGGCCGCGGGCACTTCGTAGAGGTCCGTTGCCGTGGCTGCCGACGGGATGAGCGGTTTGCGAAAATATTTATTGGCCATCTGTGCCTCACTGCGTCAAGTCAAAAAAGGACAGTGACCCCACAGCGTCACCAGTCGTAGCGCCAGAAACGGTCCGAATGGCCACCGTATAGATGTCACTGACCCCTGCGATCGACGCGCCAAGCTGGAGATCAAAGTTGTAGGCTGAGGGAAGGGACGTATTGGAAACACCCGATGAACCCGAAGCGGTGACGTAGTCCGTCTGCACAATCGAGCCGCCCGTTGTTGCCGACGATGCGACGTCGAACTCAACGTTAGAATCTGTTGGCACAGCAGCCCAAGAAGACCCAGTCAGCGTCGGGTTCTTGATCAGCGCTACTTCATAGTTCTGGTTGGTTGTTGGCAGCACCTGCACGCGATTGGGTAGAACGACCGCTCCAAGCGCGGTCGATGCCAGTCGAATTGAAACGAGCGGCAAGAAGGTACCGCCAATGGTGCCCAAAATCGTAGTGCGTCGCGCCACGTGATCAATTGATGTCTGCTCAAAGCCGCCCTCGGACATGACAGAGCAGCAAATCTGAGTCAACGATGCTGCGACAGCCGCAGTTGTGGTTGTGATCTCATAGCGCACCGGCAAGATGGCGGTGGTCATGTAGACGGTAGTCCCAAACTCATTCGCAGTATCAAAGGTGTGGCAGACAATGTACTGGTTATCAATGATGAAACCGCAGCGCACAGAGCCAACGCCTAGCCACTCAAAGTCCATCCAAAGAATCTGGGGCTTGGTCAGGTCCAGGGTGATACCACTTGGGCCCGTGCCGTTAAGCTTGTCCCCGTTCCACGAAGACTGGGCCACGGCCCGCGCGTCACTCACGCCGCCCGATGTGTACGAGCGAACAACAAAGGAGTTGGTACCACCGGTGCGCCGGAAGAACACGCCGTTTTGCGTGTTGAAGTAGCCGACCTTCTGGTCCAAGTTGGCCGATGTTCCGTTGTCCATGAGGAAGGTTGCAAGTACCAACAGGCCTTTGCCAGGCTGATACGGGAACGAGCGGAACGTCTGACGGACCACGGACCCCACGCCACCGGCAGTAACCGCCAGGCTGTTACTGGCCTGGTTGGTGTTGAATGTCAAAGAACCAGTGCCGGATGTTGAGGTGTCAAACTGGTTGTCCGAGGCATACCTGTTTTGGCTGTCAAACAGCGTATAAGGTTGACTGACGCGCAGCCGCCCAAAAGCGTCGACATTGGTGCCCCCAATTGAAATGGGAACTGGCAAACCGGTTGTATCCATAAATCCTCCACCATCCCCGTACCAGGCATAGGCCGTGTCCTTGTCCTCCGTGACGACCGGGGTGTAGGTGCTGTTAAGCTGAAAAATCACCTGCTCCAGCGATCGAATGAGCTGGTCGATCTGCCGCGGGTCATAGCCTTGCGTCGCCGCGTTGGGCAGACGGACGTTGGTGATTTTGCTCATCGCAGGCCGTCCGGCTGAATGTCCACCCGCATCGTGCCAAAGCGCCAGTTTCCGCCCAGTTCATCGCTCTCAATGCGAAGCTGAATTTGCCTTCCGCGCGCCCGCGTGTCCACCTTCTGCGTGCCAGGGGCGATCACATACGGGTCCAGGGAGCTGGGGCTTGCACTGGCCTGCGGGAACGGGCGCAGCAGCAGTCTGACGGTCAGGTTGCCGATCTGGTTCTTGAAGTCAGGGATAAACCGGCTCATCAAAAGCATCTGATCGCCATCGCCGATGTCAAAGTAGCCAGAGACGATGTAGGCGTTGATCGCAGCGTCAACCGCATCGTAGCCGTCTTCCTGGTTGTAGAGCCTGGTTCGCCCAGCCGTCAGGCCGTAGATGGTGCCATCGTACGTGGGCGCCTGCGTTCCAGCAGGGTCGTACGTAGAGGCGATGGGCTTGTCAAAAACGCTCATGTCCGCCCACGAGGTGCGCGGCATCGTGCCAATCGACCAGACGTTTTCCAAGTAGTTGTACGTCACGAACCGGTCCACGAAGTCACTCGTGAACGAGCAGTACCACCAGGTCACCTCGTTGAACTGCGCGTTAAGGCCCACGTGAGCCTGGAACCCCTGCACCAGGTTGATGTCCTTGAAGACGTAGTCCTGCACGGTACAGGGAATCTTCTTGACCGTGCCGTCGAACACGAAGAACGCATCACGGCCCATCCAATAGGCCACGCCATTGACGTCGATCGCTGCGTGAGGCGCGATGCACCCACAGTTCGCGCCAAGCTGCTGAAAACCAAACGTGTAGGGCGGCCCGACAAAGGTTTGACCGTGTAGTGAGGTGTCAGTGAAGATCAGAATCTGGCCACGAGAACGCAGTGCCGACACGATGATGTTGCCGTCCGTGAGCCGTTGTCCGCCGGCCGTGTTCGTGGCGCTGGCCACAAAGTTGTTGATGTTCTCTTGGCTTGAAAAGCGCACGAACATCGGGTCCTGGGTGTTTGGAGAACCCAACGTGGTCTCCGTCCCAAAGCAGACCAGGTGCCGGTCAGGGGTGGACACCAGCGCGTACTTATTCTTCGTCGGAGCTCCTGCCACCAAAGTGGCCCGTGTTCCGAGGCCCGAGGCCGGAGACCACTCGTACACGGGCCCGTCGAGGACCTGAGCGATCAAGTTTTCCCCGTACGTATCAAACTGCCAGACCCGGGGATAAAGCTCCGAAGCAGTAACAGGGCGCGGAGTGCCCCAAGTAAACCCGCCCCAGGTTCCAACGCCCCAGGCAAAGTCGGCGAAGCCTCTGTCAGAGCCCACATTGATCTGATACGCGGCATTGGCCGTTCCAGCTGTCCCACCTGAGGAAGCCTGCGTGGGCGACGTGATCAGATAGGAGTTGAGGGTGAGGATTTCGACGATTTGAAACTGGTTCTGCAAAGAGGCATTAGGGATGCCCCCTGGATCGCCGGTAACGCTGGAGATTGTTACAAAGTCCCCCACGGTGGCGCCATGAGCCGGGTCATTCACCTGGACACTGGTGCTGCCAGCGGTGGTGGTAAATGTGATGCCGGTGGCCGAATCCCGGATAGGGGTTATGTCTGCCCACTGGCCGCCGTAGTACGCGTACAACTTGCGGTTTGTGCCAATCGCAGCATAAGGAGCTCCCTCGAGGGAGCTCCAAGTAAACACTTCGGACGTGGTTCCAATGAAATACGCCTCCCCGCCTTCAAAGTTGGTCCATCCCCCCAACTTTTCGGGCAGGCCATATCGGAATCTGACGTAGTCGCAGTCGACCCAGCCGCCTTCCGCGCCATATTCGGTGTTCTGCTTGTCGACACCAGGTTTTAGGAAGAGCCGGAGGAGCGACATGATCAACCTTTGCGTGCAGCACGCATGTTGTCAACGAGGTTGGGGTAGGGACGACCAGCGGCTTTGGCCATTTTCTTGGCTGCTGTCTTCTTGGCCGGCGTCAGCGGCTTTGGTTTGCCCAGGCCCTTGGGCCGTTTCTTGTCCCATACGGGGGTGTTTTTCATGGCGATTTCCTTGGTCAGGTTGACAAAAAGAGAGCGCGTTCTTCTCTGCGGCGGCGATCCAGCCCGGCCAGCACTTTACCTCCAGCCTTGTTCCAGAGCAAGAAGGCGTCCGCCGCCGCTTCCCACTCTTGCCGGTTGGCCCTGATGCGGATTGTGCTGCGCTGGAGGTTGCCTAGCCCGAAATTAAAGGAAATACTGACCAGAGCGTCAAAGCGGCCTTGACTGCCAACACTGCCGGGAACAAGTCGAAGAACACCGCGTTCAAAAGACGCGACATCAGCCGCGAAGAGATTATCCGTTTCCTGTTTGCTCCAGACACGGTTGTCCTCCGGTTTGAGCGGGTACTCACTGCGGATCATGGGGATGTCGGCCTTGGTCTTCCCTTCTGGCCGGAACATCGGCAGCTTGATCTGCTCTTGGTACAGCACATGGCCATAGCCAATTGTCCAGATGTGCGCTGGGCACAAATACGGGCGGTTTTTGTGCCCCTCGTACTTGTGCATCAAAGCAACGCCTGCTTTGCCCAGCTTCACTTTTTGCTCCACTGACGAGAACCGAACCAGAAGCCGATGATCCCGCCCAGCATGGCCATCTCGTCGCTGGAGAAGATCAGGCTGCTGTACTTGACCACATCGTCGATGCTGGTGATCAGCGTCGGGTGGTTCCACAGGTACACCGCCATGAAGGCGTTGATCAGGACAAGCTCGATCACAAAGATGTAGGTCACCGTCGGGCGCACAGTGCCGACGTAGGACGCGACCCATTTGTGGGCCTTCTCCAGTACCTGCTCGTCATGCTTGAGCGCGGCCTCGGTCATCTGCGCCTCGGTCTGCATCATGACCTGATCGGTGCGGATTTCCTCGATCTTCTGCTGGGCGGCGTAGCCCTGGGCGGCCAGGGCAAGCTCCCGCTCGTTTTGGAGCCGCGCAAGGGCAAGCTCGTGCTTCTGGTCGCTCTTGTTCTGGAAAAACTCAAGCAGTTTGGGCAGGCCGCTGATCAGCAGGCCGCCGAGAGTCGAAATCAGTGAAAGCATTACCCACCCCTTTTAGTTAACATGGCGCTGGCAATCTCCAGCATGAACTTGGTCTGGTCCAGGTTTGCCGGCTGCGCTGCCCAGCCAACTGTAACCTGTCCCACAAAACGATGCGAGTCCGGCGGGACGCTTACCCGGCAGGTATACGTCACGCCCTTCTCAAGATACCAAAGTCCCACCTCTGATTGAGCGTAACGATACTCGCCGCATGGAATCTCGTTGGTCATCAGCTTGACCACGTCGGCGTTGTTCGACGAGTTGTGCGTGAATAGGCCAACGTCGATGTCCTCAATCGTCTTGTCTCGCCCATCCTTGGTGTAGGCTCTGTAGAGCGTCCGAGAGTTGAACAACGGGTTAACTTTGAAGACCGCCACCACCGTTGCACCAGTTTGCTTGAACAGCATGGTCGCCGCATCATCGGCACGCTCTGTTCGTATCTCCGGCAGTTTCTGTGACTCTTTGTATGCTTCGCGGATGAAGTCCTGACTCTCATACAGGGCGTAACCAACGAAGGCAATCACCGCCATCAGGATCACCGCGAACAACTTAAACGGCGAATCCACATACCCCAGAATTTTGTCGAGGGTTGTGTTGGCGTTGAGCTTCTCGGTCATATATGCCGCTGCCCCATCTCGACTATGAAGTAAACGGTCAGGCCGAGAACAAGTACTGACGTAAGGACGGCAATCGTGATCAAGATGATGTCGTCGATCTCGGACTGCCTGCGCTTTGCTTCTGCCTTGCGGTTACCTTCGGCGCGGGCTGCGTCAGCCTCCATCTGCTTGGCACGGGCCGTGATGCGCATCCACACGTCCATCTTATTGCTCTGGAAAAAGAGCATCTTCACCTGCTCTTCAAACTCCCTCGCCTGCTCCAGAGCAAGCTCAAGCTCCAGTGCTTTGCCAAGTGCCGACCCCTTAAACCCGCCCATCTTGGCCTTCTCTACAACCTCGATGGCCTGCGCCTTGGCGTCGAAATACTGACCCAACACCGGGCCCAAAGACTGCACATCCTGAACAGTCTTAACTGCCTTTTTGACAAGGTTGACCGCCGATGAAACGGCGGCAAGGGCGGTGATCGGGTCGATCATCAGCTACCTTACTTGGCTTCCAGGGCCTCAATGCGAGCAGACAGTTCTTTAATTGCGTTGACCAAAACAGGAACTAGAGATTCCCCCCGATAACGCAACATCTCTGGGTCTTCAGCGTCAATAATGACAGGGTTACTGCCCTCCAGTGCAAGAATGTCCTGCGCCTTAAAACCGTAACGAATAGGCCCGTGCGGGGTGGGGTCAGTGCGCGAAACAGCAAACTGGAATTGCGTTGGCTTCAATTGATTGACAAAAGCCAAACCATGAGGAATTGGAGCAAAATTAATCTTGTCCCGAGCATCTGACGTTATCGTCCAATTCACCTTAACATAGGCGTCCGTTACCGCCGACGAACCCATGCAAAACCGATCGCTCTCTGTTGTCGGATTAAATGTTGGGGAATAAGTGCCTGCTGAAGTCATGGCACCAATCATCGTATTGCCGCTGCCACTGCTCAGGTCGCGGAATGCGCTACGGCCAATACCTATGTTATAGCCGCCGCTTATGCCAAAGGGCATTGATCCATGCCCTATGGCAGTGTTGTTGCTGCTGCTAGCGGCTAAACCAAGCGCCGAATTGCCAACAGCGACGTTGTTTTCGCCGTCAATGTTTTGAGAAAGTGCGGAGACGCCAATAGCGGTGTTGCTGCCACCTGTAGCGTTGCTAGAAAGTGCGGTAGAGCCAACCGCCACATTGAGAATGCCACTGGTGTTGGCAGAAAGCGCCGTATAGCCTACAGCAGTGTTTTGCGCAGCAGTGTTGAGTTCAAGCGCCCGGGCTCCAACAGCGGTGTTGAAGTTGCTGGTAAGGTTGTCGCGGAGCGATGAGTACCCAAAAGCAGTGTTAGAGGAACCGGAAACATTCCGGTTCATTGCGTCTGAGCCCGTAGCTGTGTTGGATGCGCCGGTGGTGTTGTCCTCAAGTGCGTCCCTGCCAGTGGCAGTGTTGTTGTTCCCAGAGTCGTTGCTCTTAAGGGCCGAGGAACCAATAGCAGTGTTAGATGTGCCGGTGGTGTTAAGGTTGAGCGCCCCACTGCCTACGGCAGTGTTGTTGCTGGCAGTGTTACGGTTGAGCGCCGTATTGCCAACAGCAGTGTTAGCGACGCCAGTGAGGTTGTCGTTGAGCGCCGAAAAACCAACAGCAGTGTTGGACGCACCACTGGTATTTAACCTAAGCGCCGAATTGCCAACAGCGGTGTTGTTGTTGCCCGTGGTGTTAGTATTAAGCGCCAAAAAACCAACAGCAGTGTTAGTGCTTACGGACCCCGCGCCACGGCCAACTCTGACGCCGGAGACAGTTAGGGTAGTGCCGTTAAACTCCAAATTGCCACTAAGAGCAAATGAGGATGTGGTACCTGTGTAGAGGACTAGATTTTCAGTGAGGGGAGTCGTCAAGCCTGTGCCACCGTTGGGTACTGCTACAACCCCCGTTACGTTGGCCGCAGTCCCCGTGGTGTTTTGATTCAGGGTAGGAACGTCAGCCGCTTGGATTGCGGACATCACCACATTGGTTCCGTTTCCGCGCAAAAACTGCCCAGATGTCACGGCTCCTGCAAAAGTGTTCATCGCCCCTTGCGCTGTTGATTGCCCAGTGCCGCCGTTGGAAATTGCCAGCGTGCCAGACACATCGGTGGCCAGAGCTACCTGGGCTAGCGTAGAGTTCGTCCCGTCAGACCTGAGCACCCGGTTGGCCGTCTGAGCGCCCACCAAAGCATTGATCGCCGCCTGCTGGGTCGTCTGACCGGTGCCGCCGTTGGAAATTGCCAGCGTGCCAGACACATCGGTGGCCAGAGCTACCTGGGCTAGCGTAGAGTTCGTCCCGTCAGACCTGAGCACCCGGTTGGCCGTCTGCGCTCCCACCAAAGCATTGATCGCCGCCTGCTGGGTCGTTTGACCAGTACCGCCGTTGGCAATTGCCAGCGTGCCAGACACATCGGTGGCCAGAGCTACTTGGGCCAGCGTAGAGTTCGTCCCGTCAGACCTGAGCACCCGGTTGGCCGTCTGAGTGCCCACCAAAGCATTGATCGCCGCCTGCTGGGTCGTCTGACCGGTGCCGCCGTTGGCGATGGCCACGGTCCCCGTCACGTTGCCGGCTTTCACGCTGTAGAAGCTCGTGCCGTCCGTGAAAATCATCACCCGATCGCCAGGGGCAATGGTGACGGATTGCGCGCCAGGCGGCGTGGTGATTGGAGGGCCAAGTGACAGCCAGTTGAAAACCGTTGCCGTGTATGCAGTGTCGTTCCAGATGATGTACTGCTTGGAGACCGGCGGCGCGTACACGGTGAATGCCGTGGTGACTGTGGTTGTCGTAAACCGCAGGATGGCGTACACCGCCTGGTTGGCGGACCCCGTTGCCGTAGGCCCGTTAAACGTGGTCAGTGCCTGGCCGGCAGAGGTGACCGACACCGTCTCATAGCCGGCAATCGCCCGATCGAAGACGTACGCGAAGTTGTTGTTGGTGATGGTGCCCCATGTATTGGCCTCTGTACCGGGGGTGATCAGCTCTACACGAAGGCTCTGAGAATACGTGGGCATGGTTGTTCCTTACGAGTTGCTGATATTTTGCCATCCGGATCACTGGTTGTCATCTATGACTGACCACCCTGGGGCCTGGGGCGTGGCCACGTTTTGCCAATTGGCAGTCTGGTCATCAATAATTTTGATCCAACCGGCAACCCCAAAAGCGTCATTAAGCGTGGCGTTCTCTGTCATCGCTACTTGGAACGCTGCCAGCACTGTGTTGGCATCAGCACTGTTGAGGTTTTCTGTGATTGAAAGAACAAAACCCCGTATGGCTGTGTTGGCATCGGCGCTGTTCAGGTTTTCTGTGACAGACTCAACAAACGCCTGAATAATTTCGTTCAGGTCTGCTACTGTGGTGCCTTCGGTGACTGCCTGAACAAACTGCGCCGCGATTGTGGGCACATCCTCTATGGTGATGCCCTCTGATATGGATTGGGCAAACTGGGACGCAACACTATTGGCGTCCGCCAGATCGACGTTTTCTTCTATGGTTTGCAAAAACGCAGATTGCTGCGTGCTGAAGTCGTCCAGCGTAAAGCCTTCTGTGCGGGCTTGCAAGAACTCAAAATACGTCTGTGCGGTGTCATCCACTAAAACGGTGTCTTCTGTTTTGGCGACAGCAAACTGCGCCGCAATTGTTTGGGCGTCTTGAATGCTTGAGTTTTCGGTGGCAGAAGCCAAAAAGCCAGCAAATGCCGCGCTGACATCAGCAGAGTTTAAATTCTCAATGACGCCGTCGTAGAAATCACCGGCTGTTGCATCCGTCTCATCTACCGTGATTGGTTCTGCTTGGCTTACAAGGTACGCTGATAGCTGTGTGCTGGCATCTTCAAGCTGAATACTTTCCACAATGGACAACACACTTACCACCCCAGCAAGGGAGGCAAATGGTGTTTGGGAAAAGCTTGAGATGCCAAACATGGTGGTTAATTAAACAGCATAAACATATTGCCACTGGCCAGTGAAAACCGCCATCCGGTGTTGTTGCCGTTATTCACATTTCCGCTTGTGAACAAAGAGTTCCATGTGGCCCCACCTGTGGCGTTGCTGTCTTGGATCGCTAAATACTGCGCGTTGACCGTGCCGGAAGCCTTTGACAAAGTGAACTGCGACCCCGGAGTGGCGCTGTTGATTGTTATTAAGTTGCCTGCGGTGCCAGCCAGACTAAAGTTGGACACGGTTTGTGTCGTACCGGCAGTGAAGGTCACCGTAGATGGCTGCACGGTGTCGGTGATGTCGTTGAACGTGTTAGACCCGGTGATGGTCAACGCGCCTGCACCGCCTTGGTTGAGGTTGTAGTAGGTCAAGCCGCCACCAGCAAAAGTCTTTGCTGAGGCAGAGGTCATGGTTATGGTAGATGTGCTTGGTGCAACAGTAAGCCCAGTGGTGGTAGCTGTATTCCATGCGGTTGCGCCAGAACCAGAAATTGTCCAAGTACCACTGCCCATGTTCAAGGTACGAGTGTTGCTGTTGCTTGAAGAAAAAGAACCTGCCGTTACATTGAAGTTTGCAGCGGTAAAAGTGCCCTCAGTGAGAGTGAGTGTGTTGGCAGACCCTAATGTCATCGCATCAGCAAGCGTTACGGTAATGCCCGAACCATTGACCGTTGTATTGTTAAGCGTCTTACCGTTGCTTGTAACTGTTGCTGACGCACGGAATGTTGGGCCAACGGATGTATATGTTCCACCAGAGGCCAGCGTCAAATTACCCGCCATGTTTAAGTTGCTTGCCGTTATAAAACTTGTGCTGCCGGTAAAATTTAAATTTTTAAACCAGCTTCCGGAATCAATAATAAAACCCCGTGACCCGGCATTTACTGTCAAGTCTGGTGCGTTTGAAGTTGTGCCGCCCGTGGTTCCAAAAGCTACGCGGGCACCATCGTTTATAAAATTACCGCGCGTAAAGCCGCCAGTGCCCGTCCAAGAAAAGTTAGTGGCGTTAGCCATCACCAGAACGGAGGTAGATGCTAAAGTGGCAGTCAACGCAATATTGCCAGTGCCAAAATAGATTGAGCGAGTGTTTGAGTTGTTGGAACTAAAACCGCCAGCGCTTAAAGTAAAGTCAGAAAGATCAAGAGTGCCCGACGTGAGTGTGAAATAGTAAGTTGCATCCTGTGTCAATGCGCCATTAAGTGTGACGGTGCTGCCTGCGGCATCAATGCCTGCGGATTGAATTGTTTTACCTACGCTGGTAATTGTTGCGGGTGCACGAAAGGTTACGTTAAAGCTTGTATATGTGCCGCCTGAAGCAAGCGTCAGGTCGCCTGCCATGTTTAATGCAGCCGCAGTTACCGTTGATCCGTTGCCAGTAAAAATCACATTTTTGAAATAGCTGCCAGAAGTAATAGTCAGAGAAGATGATCCTGCGTTGACTGTTAAGTTTGGTGCGTTGGTAGTTGATCCCCCGGCAGTTGAGCCAAATTGCATTGTTGTTGAGTTTGTATTGCTTCGAGTAAACCCACCTGTGCCAGTAAATGTAAAGCCTGTGGCAGTTGCCATGGACAACACCGTAGCTCCGGCGGTCGAACTGGTCAACGCAATGTTGCCAGCGCCAAATGAAATTGCTCGGGTGTTTGAATTGCTAGAACTAAAGATGCCAGTGCTTAAAGTAAAGTCAGTAAGAGCAAGAGTGCCTCGAGTTAGCGTGGTGGTATTTGTAATACCTGTTGTCATTGCATCAGCAAGCGTAACAGTAATTCCAGTACCGTTAATTGTGATGGAGCCAAGCGTTTTACTAGCACTTGTTACCGTGGCAGTAGCGGTAATTGTGATCGTGCCCGTGCTAGTAATTCCAGT